CACGGGATTGCATATTCATATTGGTAAAGATGCGCTTTGCTATAATTGTTTGGGTGTGCTGCTCGTCAATCTTCATCAACTCGTCGAGTAGTATCTCACTAGCCTCTGCGTCTGCTACTGCTGCCTTCTCCTGCTGTCCTTCAGCGCGGAGGTAATCGGCGTATGTGCCGTGTGCCATGTACTCAAACCATTCCTCTGGGATTAGCGACGATGACGTTAGCGACGATGACGTTGCACCTGCTGCTGTGGAAAAACTAATCGCACTTTTGTATACTACAAATGCAGACGTTGGTATTACATTCCCAGAAACCAATTCAGCACCACTTTGCCCAACTGCATATTGATATTCTTGACTACCATTTGTTCTGTATGGTGCATATGCAAAAATTCGCAAAAACGAGTCAATGGTATTTTTGCCTGCTTGGAAAAACGGAATACATCCCCCATAAACGGTACGCTCCTCACCAATCTTGATAAAGCGTGTCCAGTAGTTGCTGGACTTAAACGCCCGTACTGCCCTGCGGTTCATCAACGCGCGGATACGAGGTTCTTCTATAGTTGCAAAGGTGACCCCGCAGAGTGCTGATACTAGCTCGAATAGGTCTGCGTAGGTTCTCGTCTGCATTATGCTTTATTTGGCGAAAGTTCTGGATGAAATTTTTGGAAATTCTTAATGAACCCACGGTCATGCCATGCGTCTTCTCCGTACTTGTTACGGATTAAAAAATACTCATGCGAAGGAATTACTGCAACTACTTTTCCAAGTGCTGCTGTAGTAGTCCCACGCAATGATTCTGCTTCTTTTGCACAAGAAAGCTCTCGTACATATTGTTTTGTTTCCATGAGTTGACGGCCAGAACAAAGTTCCTTAATCAACGCATTGTTCATTGCCTCATTAGAAATCATAAAAAATAAAGCAGGGGGCAGCATTACTACCCCCCGCTAATTTTAATTAGATAGTAGCTCCAATTGGATCAATGATGTCCAGAGTGATAACAATTTGACCATCAAGTGACGAGTAATTTCCAGCGGCAACCGTCAAGATAACTGGGATTGCAGCAGTGGTAGGAATATCAATTGCACCACCAGCAACATAAGTAGCAAATCCAGTACCAGTGCTAAATCGAGCAGCAGTATCAACAGTTGCAGGAGGAACAGCAGAAGCAATGTGTTTTGCAGTAGTGCCAGTAATTCCTACCGACACAGCACCAGTTGCAGCAACGGCAGTTGTAGTGCCAGCGGTAACAAATGTTTTGCTAGTTGAGATGCTTGCACCACGGATACCGCCACCTTTAGGGATAATCCCAATAGTTTTAGTACCACCAACAGCAATTGCAGCAAGGTCAGCAGCAGTAAGCACAATTACATCTGTATATCCTCGTCCAGCTTCGTTATTAGTAACTTTCATATTTTTTTTAGTTTTATTGGTTAAGGATTAGTAGGAAATCTTGCCGTGTGCGCCTGGATGCTTACAAACAAGCGTACCAACCATATCAACAAATCCACGCTCGCCGCCACCTTGGTTTTCCAAACGAGTGGAACCCATAGGAATAAGCGAGTTGAATCCAAGATACTTAGGATTAATTACAAATCCCTTGTTGCCAGATAGGCAAGATGGGTTTGCATTAATGACGTTGACGATACCAAAATCGGAATCGTAAACTTGAACGGAATGAGTAACTTTTTTAGATGCTGCATCTTGCATGACGTTGTAAACAGCTTCAGAACTTGCAGCAGCAGAGCTACGAGTAAAGTTTGCAACAACCTTGCGAAGAGCAACACTTGCAAGCAACGTTAGATTATTAGCCTCTCCATTTACTGTGAAGATGGAAGCAATAATATCGTTAAACGTAGTTTCCGTAGGAGAAGCAGTCAAGATGCTGCCAGTAGGTGTACGGTATGCAGAAGGAACATCAGCAGGGCTAGCAGAAGCTAACCAGTTGCCAAGACCACGCAGTTTGTAAGGAGTTCCAGCACCATTCTCAACAGAACGATCATTATCCGAACAGATTGCGGCCTCTACATCACGTTTGAGTTCTCTCATGCTTTTGGCTTCCGCCTGGGCTACGTTTGCAGGGCCAACGGAGGTAACAGCTTGTTGCAAATTAGAAACAAGGAAGTCACGGCGAAAGATTTGCGTGTAGTTACCAAGACGAGCGCGGTTTGCAAACTTGTCATCAAACGAACTTACATCCACACCTTCGGAAATTCCTTCGGTAGATGGTGCGGCAAGTCCGTCCACAGTCCATTCGCAAAAAGTGCTGGTGGCTTTACCTTTAGAGCAAAGGCTAAGTAGTGGAGTTTCTTCTGGTGCAAGGAGGGTCAACTCGTTGCTAAGATCCTCACGGTTTGACACTGCGGAGCCAGTGCTGGTTTTGCCCGTTGGGGCATTTGGTTGATAAGTATTTGAAATGGACATAATATTATTTCGGTAAATTATTTCATTCTAGCAATTCTGGAAGCAACCCAATCTTCAACAGATCCTGTTGATTCAAACTTGTGGTACGCATCTTTTGTCTTTGCCTTTAAGCTAGAGTTAATCTTTAACGAACCAGAACCAACTGGGGAAGCGGGTGGCGACACCTTCAACTTATTCCCAGCTCCAGTTTGTATAGACTTTGCTTTTCCTCCAAAGATAGACTTTGATGCGTGTGCAAGGATGTATTCTATTTGTATCCCAATTTCTGGGATGTCTCGTTTGATTTTAGAAATTAGCGGGTCAGAAATTAGTGCTTTGTAGTTCTTTCCAATTTCGGATGTTTCGTCCGTAATGTCTGGAACTTCTTTTTGTGCTGCTGCCAAGTATTGCTGTTCCATCGCTCCGTACTCAGCAACCTTTGCAATCTCCTGCTGTCTAGCGGGGATGTACTTGGTAATTGCCTTTTTGGAATTTCGGTTAGCTAGACGAATTTTAGACTTGGGGAACTCTTTGTCACCAACAACGATAATATCGTCATCAGCATAATCTTGGTGTTCGTCAAGAATGTCATCCGTCATCTCCAACGTCCTTGCCATTTCATCATGGAATGATTTTAGTGCATTTAGATCTCCAATTGCTTGGATGTCGTCTGGCATTCTATCACCATTCGCTAGCGGTGCTGGCAGGGGTTGAGCAGCAAGCTTTTCCTCTAGGCTCCGCTTTTGGGCGGTAAGCTCTCCAATTCGTTGAAGTAGTCGGCTTTTACCTTTTTTGGCAAGTTCTTGAATCTGCTCTGTTGAGAGACTTAGCAGGTCTATTTCTTCATGCTCCTCTGGAGTTTCTTCCGATTCGTCATCAGATTCTTCAGTAGATTCCTCTGCGTCATCTCCGTCTTCTAGACTGGCAAGTTCAGCGTCATCAGTATCTACTGCCTCCTCATCGGACTCCTCTTCCGTCTCTGGTGCAACTTCTTTCCCGATTCTACGAGCTACAAGCTCTTCAAATGAGATGTTATCTGACACTGATTGTGTAGCCTCAGCGGTGGCTTGATTGGTGCTATTAGTCATAAACGCTAGTTTTACGCCTTGCGTTGGCGATGCACGAAGTCAATCATTAAATCATTAGTGTGTCAAGTAGTTTAGTAATGTATCACAATACGCAAAAACCCCTAGATGGATTTACTCATCTAGGGGTTTAACACAACAACAATGAAACACACGAACAACCGTGCATGACTTTGTTATAACATGATTACAATGATGTCAAGACAAGACTGAAAGTAGTTCGTCAAGTGCTGCAATTGAACCAGCAATCTTCATAACGTCATTGGATGACTCTGCTGACCTAAGATCACCAAAGAACTTTTCACGTTCCTCGCGGACAAATGTTACAATTACTTTGAACTCGTCACGGTCACTAATGCCGTCGATTGCTTGTTGCAGCGTTGGTTTTGGTATTGGTGTCATATTATTTCATTGATTTGTCTCCCTTACATTTCCACTTGCGGCGTGACAGGTTATTTGGCGAGTTTTTATCGCTACGCCAGTCGCCTTTGATAGCATTAGATCTAGCACAGTATGAATCGCCTTTGGCTGTGCCAGGACGTATGCGATCACCACCGTCTGCCGCCTTACCTGCTTGACCAAACTTCACAGTTCTCTTGCGGCCCGTAGTGGGATTGGTTACTACTTTGGAAAACCGCTTTTCCATCACTTCTTGGGCTTGGGCTTAGTATGCGTCAATGGCTTGCTAGATGCTGTATGCTTTGCACCGCTGTGGACTTTACCGTCCATTTTGTGTACAGCACCAGTATGCAGCTTACCACTTTTAGTGTAGTGTTTGGAACCAGCACTCATTTTTTCTTAGCAGTTTTAGCTGAGTTTTTAAAGTCTTGAGCAGTAGGTGCTTTCTTGCTGCCAACTTTGTTCATTTTCTCTCCGCTACCTGCTGCAATACGTTTGCGTTTAGCTGCGATATTTGAATATAGTCCTTGTTTCATGGTGATTGTAAAAGTTTTTTGATTTCGGAAGCCACTTCATCGGAGTTCAAGTTACGGAGCTTATCATCGCCCCATTTGTCAATGTAATCCTCAGAAAGAATTCTCCAAGACCCGTTAGGGCATTGATAAATTTTTAACGTAAATTCCTTTCCTAGTTCTGCGGTTGCGTTCATGTGGCAAGAACTTTGGAGATTGTTCCAAGAATTGCAAGTTTTTTATTGTTCCATTCCTTGAGTTGTCATCCCACCCATTTGAGCGGGTGCAGTTCCAATGCGTCCGATCTGAGCGTTCTCCATTTGTTGAAGCTGGAATTGATATTGGCTGGCGTACTTCTGGAGACGTTGACCAAATGCTTCGTCAGACTGTGCGCGTTGTGCAATGTCTGGTTGCTCCACATATGATTGGATCATCTGCATTGCCATCTGCGCTCCGTTAGCTTGTGCAGGAACCTCGATACCAGCAAAGATTTTAGCAAGGTCATCTGTGACGTTCTTAGCTACCTTCTGCTGTGCTTCTTCAACTGGTTGCAACACATAGTCAGCAAAAATCGGATTGATGCTTGCTGCTGTAAACTCAAGTAGCTTATTGATGTCGATAACGCCATTCCTATCCATTTGCACCAACGATATCATGTTCTTCAGTTGCTCGGATGCCGTTTCTGGGTCACTCGACTGCGAGTCAAAGTTGACTACGATTGAGAAGTTTTCATCGGGACTTCCTTTCGTCATGGTCTGCGGGTTAGGATTACCCGTAACTTGGAAGAATACTTCATCTGGCCCCATACGTTGGTAGAGCTTCCATGACATTGTTAAAACGTCACGCACATGGTCTAGAAAACGTGATACATAAAACTGCTGCCTTGATGCTGAGATAGGATTGTCAAGGTCAAGACCAACAGCGCGATCCGCTTGCCTTGTCATTGATAGCTCGATTTCTATTGAGTTGTTATCATTTGGCGGGATCGGCCCCCAAGCAATTTCACCAAGGCGACGATATGGTACACGGACACCTGGCCCCCAGTCACTAGGAGGTCGTCCAGCAGGGTGCATTAAAGGTGGCAAGGTGGACATTGACGCACGATCAATACGAGAGTCTCGTTCTGTCTTAACTTGCATCTGTGCGCCCCTTAAAACGTCTGAGAACGTCTGTGTGTCGTACATCCGCTTCTGATCGTTTGACAACCTAGTCACAACAAACGGATAATCGTCATAACCATTCAGCAACTCATGCTTTGCGTAGTCCTCAGTCATCGGGTGGAACACGGTGCAGTAGATGCCTTCGCTTCCGTCTTCCTCGTCGATCAACCGCTGATATGCGTAAACTACCATCACAAGATCGTTGTCGTCTGTGATTGGTAGTCGCGTATTTTGCTTGATCTTCTCCCCATCGAGGTACATCGAGTCTTTGCCGCGAAGGTTGGAGATTGCGTTCTCAACCCAGTCTTTGTCCCATCCATCACTTGTGACCTTCTTTTCAAGTTCTTGGGCGGTAAGGAATGTCCTCCAGAAGACGTATGGTGACCTTTGTGGATCGGTAACGTATGCTGGGAATAAGACTTCGCCATCTGGGGCGCAAGAATGCACCATTGGGCAATCTACCGTTGTGCGAGGGATAGACACAGATGCAGTGCCTTTTTTCCGTAGGTCTTTGATAACCCTCGTTGCACGTTTCTTGGACAAGTCAGGGAATGCCGTAGCCAGCATATCCATAACCATCATATCATCAACGCCAGAGCTAATAAGTTCCGCTAGATCAGGGGAGACTTGCGCTATTTCTTGTATGGATACTTGTTGTAAGTATGTTCTTTTTTCTCGTTTCCAACCAACGTAAGATACCATCAACCCCTTCTCTAGCAGATAATTTGAACCCAGTTCCATCTCTTGACGGAAATTAGGTATGTATGAAGACCTCATCCATTTAAGGAAGCTCGAAACCATGCCAGCGCGGGACATGGATGCCATACTTGTTGGGAAAGCCTTAATGTGGGATCGTTGTAGTGCTTGGTCTAGGATAGCTACAAAAGCATTGATCCTTTCGCCAACAATATTAACCTCGGTATCACTAGCACCCGTCCAAGGGAAGGCATTGCTATCGTTTTTTCGTAGATCGTCAGTCTTCCCAGGCCATATGTTGCGTCGATCATTGTATGAACGCAGGCAAATCTCAAAGTATTCCTCAAGATTGAGCAAACAAGTATTATAAGCATCTGTCAAAGCGTTGATATTAGGCTCGTCCTCGGCGTAAATCATTGCTTCTTCGTCTTCGTGGGTCATGTCGCTCATAAAATATGTTCGTAATAATCTTCTGCGTCTTGTGACTTGATGATACCTACTTTAATGGTTTTGCCAAGTAGTTTATCTGATCGGTTTGCGTGACACCTTACAAGCACCTTTTCTCCATCCATCCGTACCGCTACCCAGCTTTTGTTTGGGCATAACATAATAACCAAGAATGAACCAACATAGTTGTCATCCAATGTAATTGTTTCCTCGGTTGTTGGCAATGGTTCTGATACCTTCACCTTAAATGGTCGTCCACGTTTCTTTGCTTGTTTTGTATTCATGTATTAGTATCCTCCAGAACCTTGCCTTGTGCAGTAAGACCTTGATTCATCAACATGGTCAACACCAGCAATAGCAGCATATCGCAATACGTCAATCGGATCTTTCCACGCTTCCTTTAATCCACCTTCGCCAGTGTACTCAGAAAGTGCTTGTATGATATTCTCGCAGTCAGAACTGACGTAGAAATGTGGTCTGTTTACTGAATCTATGGGTTTGGTTGTATCCCATGACATTTTTGAGATTAACGCCTGTAATCCGTCATCAATCTCCATCCCAGGTGCAGGTATGCAAATAATCTCCTGCTCGTTTAAATCCTCAATGATGCTCGATGAACTATCTGCTGCTTGGTATTTCGCAGCACCAAGCCTTGGGTCAATGAGTCGCTCAAATATTTCTTCACCTTCCTCAAGTTCTAGGATTGTGTCAACGTAGTCTTTTATGCCGAATCCTTGTCCTTTTGATCCTGCTCCACCAACCCACTTGCCTCCACGCCACTCAGCCCAGTCGCCAACGTCAACCCCAGGCCATTCACGGTACACCCAGTATGTATTTGACTCATCAACGGCAATCCAGCACATGAACCAGTTTTTAGCACCAGCGGGGTCGATAACGTGATACCTTGTGACATTGGTTGTTGGTATTTCTTGAGGTTTGACAACATTGACTTCCTTGTTGAATCGAGGAAACTTGGTAGCGTGTGATTTTACTGGTACTCCGTATGCTCGGATAAGTATTTCTTCCCTTGATCTGCCCATCAAAGTTTCCTTGATACGTTCGTAGCCACCAAACGGGTTGTCCTTAGAGTGGAAGTAATGGACGCTAGCATTACGCTTCTTGCTGCGTTGGACATACGGAACAATCTCATCGTTTAGCAACTCAGCTTTGACGTTCTCGATGGTTGTAGCACCGTCTAAATACTCTTTGATCACCTCCGTCCATCCGTCAATCGGTGTAAAAGTAAGTAGCAACTTTGAATTTCTAGTCGCAAGTCGAAATCGAAGTGTGTCAATTAGCTCGTTTCCTAATAAATATTCGTCGAGCCATACTCCGATATTGTGCCATTTAGGATCTTTGCTGCCAAGTTCAGCACCTTCTAGGATCGTCGGATTATTCTGATACTGTGAGTACGTCTTGAAGATGATCTGTGAACCATTAGGGAAAATCAACGAATTGTCAGTAAATCCGTTCTTCTTGGTGTACGAGATGTATGCGTTTGCTGATGTTTGCTTTGTACGCAACTCGTTTGGAATCCAGTTCCATACGGCACTTTGTTGCTGGCGTATGCTAACCTCCGACGTTTGTGAGAAGCAAAAGATTTCAGACTTAGGGTTTTCGATTGCAGCTTTGACCACGCAATAGGAACCCCATGCGGTTTTCCCACTGCGATTGCCACCAAGTGCCAGAACCTCAGAGACTTGTGAGAGTTGCTCTTCTGCCTTTTCCCAGTGTGGTAATCTAAATCCATATCTGTACGGATCTCTTTCGGCGTTATCAATAGCTTCGTGATAAACCTTATGGATGTCCATAAGCTCATCTGGTTCCATTGCACAAATCTCGTCGTCTGACGGAGGTTGCAATATTGCATGATTACGCCATTGCATTATTCAACAACTTCAACGTCAATTGCTTGTTCCTTGATTTTATTAGCAATGCGAGATTTTGCCTCAGCAATCATCTTGGCAGCATCGTCAATACTTGCACCCTTACGATGTTCTACGATTGTGCTTGCCATACCAGAAAGTTGCCCAGCTTTGTCTGTCATGATACCGATGGTCAAAGCAAGACGGTCTGGCGAGATCATCTTTAATTGCTCTGGGTCATTAGACAATTGTTCTGCTTTCTCGAACAAAAGATCCGTGTACTCAGCCGCAGCAATAGCGTAGCGTTTAGAGAACTCCTTACGCTTTGACTCAAGAGTGTCGTTATGCCGCCATTCTAGCGACCTTACTAACTCATGCGATACTTTGCACTTCTTAGCAATGACGCTAATACGTCCACCCTGTGCAAGCATCCAGAGAATCTGTGCTGCTACGTTTGGATTGTAATGCTCAATTGAGTTGCGCGGGAATAACTTCGCACGTTCCTTGACTTCAAGAAAGAACTCCTTAATTGCCTGTTTACTGTCAATCTCAAGAAGTTCGTTGTCGCTCATGTTGTTTTTACTTGTTGCTTAAAGAACTACTTATAGCTGACGATATGCTTCTGGCAAGAGCGGGATTGTTGTATTTCTAATTAAGGTTTTTTAACAGGCTTTTTATCAATCTCGTTTTGTGCGTTGGATTCGCTCTGTTTAATTTCGCTAATCATTTTAGTCATTGCTCCAGCAAAAGCTGGATCGTTACCCATGCCGTCAGTAATTGCAGAAACTCCAGCTTTAGTAGTCAACATTTTTGAAATCATACTTGAATATGCTTTCTCTGTTGCTGCTGACCCAACATCTCTAGCAAGGATGTCTAGAAAAGGTTCTAATGCTCCAATACCATATGCTGCTGACATAAGACGATTATTGACAAACGATCCAAGTCCTTGAGCAACATATGCTGAAACTCCACCAGCACCAACAACTGCTCTAACCTCATCTTTGCCCATTTTTTGTCCAGATACTTGTGATGCTTGAATCATTTTTTGTGCGGAGATGAATTTGTTAGTGGTATTCTCTCCAAGAACTAACTTCATCTTCTTTAATAATTCCCTGCCTTCTTGAGTAGATGCTTGTCCCGCAACTTGACCAACATCTTTAAGAAATCTGTCTGCATCAGGCATTGTTATGTATGGTGCTTTTGCAAGAGGTTTACCAGTTCCAGAATAAGAACCAAGAAGTTCATACATGAAGTCTTTAGAAAATGTTTTCCTTTCTCCAATCGGCATTGAATACCATACTTTGGAAACGCTTCCAGATGACACATCCGAAGAAATTGCAGAAGAGGCGAGTTCTCCATTTGAAAGTTTATCCCATCTGTTTTCCATTGCTAACCCAATGATTTTGTCATCAGCTAGCTTTGCAGATTCTTTTTCAAGTGCTTTTTTCTGAGCAATCGCAGAAATAACCTTTCTTGTTTCTGTGTCTCCAAGAGCAGATGACAACATAGAAACGTCTTCTTTGGTAAGGTTATCCAAATTTAATTTTTGGACTTGGAATGTTTTATTAAGTTCATCTAATTTTTTAACCATCCCAGCACCTTTTACATCTCCCCACAAGGTTGTTACCATTTCTGGGTTATATTTTATGCTTGTTGGCGAAATACCCGCTTTTGAAGTAAGTCCGATTTGTGAGAAATAAGCTTGTTGGAGTTGATCTCGTATTGCTGGTTCTGCTGAATTACCATTAGCATCTACTTTAAGACTTACGGCACGAAGAACATCTCTTACGTTTCTAGGATCAGAAATAGCGTTATCAACTATTTGTGAAGGAGTGAATCTAGCATCTCCCAGTGATTGTTTTAATATTGCTCCAGGCGAAGATCTTTCATAAAGCAATCTATCTTGAACATGAGATGCGTTTACACGACTCCATTCATCAGTCATTCCATTTTTCTTGGCAAGTTGATCAACATACTCACCAAAGTCTCTAGAGATTTTAGAAGCAAGATTCTTAGCTGGATCTCCTTTTCCTGCCGCTCCACCTTCTGGAACTGCTTCTGCCAATTGTTGCCTTAATGAAGAAATATCCTCAAATGTAAAAGCATCACCAGCAGTTGAAAGCCTGTCCAATTGATCTTGAATTTCAGGTGTCAGTTTTATTTCTCCACTTTGCAGTTTGTTTTTTAATTCTTTTGCTAAAGCAGAGTTTTGTTTCTGAGTATCAATTCTTCCAATCAAAGCATAAATGCCTTTATCATCAACTGTTTTAAAACCTTGTTCTTTAGCTGCATAAAGCAACGATGAGATTTTTCGTTTTGCTTCATCAAAAGAAACACTTACGCCTTTTTTATCCATTTCATCGTAGAAACCTCGATAATTTTTCTCGTTTATCTGTATTTCAGTTTGTTCGGCCTCCTTGAGAAACTGACTTAAAGTATTTCCTACTGGTTCTTTTTCAAAAGTAGGAACCTGCATTTGCTGCAACCTCCTATCAAAATGTTCAGTTAAAATTCTTTTTGCCCGTTCATCTTTACCAGTAATTTCGTCAATAAGACTTGATTGTTGTTGTTTTAATCTAGCAATACCAATTTGTGATACTTGTTCTGGGTTTCCTGATTCTTTCCACGCTTGCGTCATGAAAGCAAGTTGCTCCATATTTTTGTTTAACCTTGCAGCATTCTTGCTGTTTGGATACATCTGAGCAAGAGTTCTTTGTGCTTCTAGTGCTGACTCTCCAAATTTTGCTCCAACAGGAACTTTTATGTCATATCCTGACTTTGCAAATTCTTGTTCTGCTGAAATAAGTGTTCTATTTAACTCATTTGCAATTGGTCTACCCATTCTCCTAGATAAGAACTTTGCTGTTCCCGCTGTTGCAATATCAATAGGAAATGAAATTGCAGCAGTAAGACCTTGCCTGCCTAGAACCTCTAACGGTTGGGCATCAATACCCATTGCTTTTCTGATTGCCATGTCTTGCAATCCAGATGTTGCTGCGTAACCACCAGTACTTAATGCCGCTGCTCCAAGAATGCTTGGCGCACCAGCAATCGCACCTCCGATTGCGGCAACTGTAGGCAATACTTCTTTTGCGGCAGTCGATATAAGTGATGCAGCATCTGCTAACGAATTACCAAATTCGTCAACTTTTACAAGTTTTTCTCCTTTTTTAACAAATAGTTCATTCTTACCATTGATTACAACTGGTTCAATATCTGGATATTTACTAGCTAGGAATGTTATACGATCTTGATCTGTTGGTAATGCAGAAAGCGCAAATCTTTCTTTCCCGCTTAATCCCGAATCAACATCAATATTTTGTGGATCAACACCAAAAACCTTACTTGCATTTTCAATTAAGTTTGAACGTGTTTGTTCTAGATTTACCTTAGCTGGTTGTGCAAAAGCAGCAAACGATGTTGCATTAACAGGGACTGGTTGGAATTCTGTTGATACATATGACCCTTCAGAAAGTTGTTTTGCTGATTCTTCTTTAGATAGTTTTAACTGATTTTGCTCATTTAAATTACTATCTGAGTATGCTTTTTCAAGCGTTGTCTTGGCTTGGTTAAGCATGACGAGATCATCCAAAAATTCCTTTCTTTGCGATTCGTCTGTTGCTGATTCTAAAGCAGACGATGCACCATTGATAGCATCAGTAATGTCTTTTGCTTGCTTTTGGAAATCAATATTTTGAGCCATTATCTTGGTTGTAAATGCTTTTGAATTGTTGCTTCGGTTTCTGGACTGAAAAGCGGTGATTGACTTGTGGCAGGAGCAGTTGGTGTAGCAATATTAAGATCTGATAACATCTGGTTATATTGATCTTCTACTATTTTGTTGTTTTCACTTGTAATTGTTCCATTTTTTAGTGCTGCTGCCCTTTGCTCTGGAGTTCCATTAACTCTGTTGAATAGCTTAACCGAAGCGTTTTTAAGTCTTGCTTCTAGATCCTGCTTATTTTCAGCCACATCAAGTGAACCAAACTCTTGCATGAATAATGGCCATTCTTTTTCTGTCATGTTACCTGCTGAACCACCTGTTGGTGACGCTTCACGCAATTGATTTATTTTATCTAATGCTAAATTGGCTTTCAATGTTCCAAGCCTTGAGACAACTCTTCCAGTTTCTGTTCCAGGCAATACGTTTCCTAATATGCTTCCAAGTTTAGCACCAATTGGGCTATCGGGAAGATTAGGAATCATTTTAAGAGTTTCAGAAGCGGTCTTAACAAACTCATTAACAAAACTACCTTGTTGTTGTTTCCTTGCTTCTGTTGCTTTTTCAGTTTTTTGACTTACTCCTACTCCACTAATATATTCAACGCTTCCGTCTGGGTTTGTTTTAAAAGATGTTCCAGAAGGCGGAGTTATTGGATATGCTCTATTTGTGGATGTATCAACTTGTCCTTGTGAACCATACAATTTAGATTCTTCGGCATTAAATGGTCTGAATTTTTCTTGTGCAACATAAGAAGATCCAGCAGGCATAATAATTTCGTTGCTAACAATGTTTTCATTTGCCATGTCAGGTGAAACAACAGGTTGTGGAATAGAAACGTCACCAGAAATTG